GGCATGCGCACCTGACCTCGCCAAACTTCGATCTCTTTCTGATTCGCCACATGTCCCCCTGTCGTTTCGCCTTCATTTTGAAGGCACATAGGCATAGTATATCGCCTTCAAAATGAAGGCAACCTATTTTTAGTGGCAGTTTAGAGGCACACTGTGTACCATTCGCTCCATGGCTAACCAAGACGATTACATCAAAACTGCCCTGCGACTCCCTCGGGACATTCACGCCAAACTTCTAGGTGCTGCAGATGCAACCGGAAAGTCGATGAACGCCGAGATCATTGCTCGCCTTGAGTCATCTTTCTCGGGCGGAGCCGAGAGCGCATCACTGCTCGCAACGATCGCCCGTTTGAATCTCGACATAGCCATGGGGGAGTTAGACAAGCAGGCACATGAGGTGGACGCGGCGAACTTGGCGTTGTCACTTAAAGAAGCCTGCGAGCTTCTACTGAGCTACCTCAAAGAGTCAGACGACGCAAAACACAAGATGGTAAAGAGCTTTATGAGTCAGGCCGAACCACACTTGCAGCGAATCGACTCTTTAACCGTCGACCTCGAAGATCGCCTGGCGAATATGAAGAACGCTGTGCAAGCACTGTCTGCCGCTCGTGCCAACCTCATTACGGAATCTGACAAGTCCCCCAGCCGAGCTGCCGATACGCAGCCAGCAGCAGAAGCCGCCATACCGAAGCAACGACCAAAGCACATCGTGCGCAAGGTCACCAAATAAGCCTCAGGCAGTTGACTTAGTGTTGACCTGCTGATGGGGTGGCGTTTCTGCCGCATCACTCACGCTCGGTCATCGCCGATAGGGCCTCAAACTCCATCACCCTGACATCCTGCTCGAGTTCGTCCGCCTCCTCGCGAGTAAGCCCCATCCGATCCAGCTTCTGGAACAAGACGCTGTAGTCCAATCCGCATGCGCCGCCCATCCCCATGCGCCACTGCGTCCTGAGATCGGCGAAGAGGAAATATGCCGGCTGATTTTCGGGCCAGATCTCGACGGGGTCACACTCGAGGTCCTCGGCAGTCATGCCCGACGCCGCCAGCTCATGCTCACTTGGCGGCGGGGTGTACATGGCCCGGGCGGCGCTTACGAGTTTCCCACGCGGCCTTCGTTGATCGCCTTGCGGTACGTTTCGATCGCAGCCGTGATTGCCGCCGGCACTTCGTCCGCCAGCTGCTCGACCGCGGCGCGGTCGAATTTCTCATCCAGGTCCCAGCCTTCGACTACCTGCATCAGGTAATCCACCTGCAGCGAGATGTCGCGGTCCAGCAGGTCGACCTGCTTCAAGTGCTCGATCGGCTCCTTCTTCTCGGCCTTCGCCTTGATCGCCTCGATATCCGCCTCGTGCTGCGCCTGAGCGGCGGCCTGGACCTCGTCCGTCAGTTTGGCCAGTTCCTTGCGGCTGCGGTATTTGTATGTCACTTCCATCCGCCCCTCCCCGCCTTCCAGCATGGCGAAGGTGATGGTGCGCGCGAACGATTTCGGGCGATTGCCCAGCTTGATTTTCTGTGCCATGGTTTTTCTCTTTCGAAGTAGGGATAAAAAGGCCTGCAGGAGCTACCTGCAGGCGTAAATGGCCGACGCCAACGAATGTCGACGCCAGCCTGGCAAAACGGGATTAGGACGCGTAGCGGACCGGGCGGCCCGTCAGCGCCATGCCGCACTTGACGACCATCGCGTTACCCTTGCCCATGGTCGGGGTCGGATTGAAACCCAGCAGCCCGCTATAAAGCAGCGTCGCACCGGTCGGCAGCACAGCGCGCACTGCGGTCTGGGTCTGGTTGTCGGTGGCGGCCTGCAGCACAGCGTGGTGCGGCAGGGTCTGGTCGTCGGCGATGGTCATCGTCACCGAGGTAGCGGAGAAGCCGTTCGGCACCTGGATCTCGTCCGGGTAATCGAGGAATTCCTCGGTGTTGTACTTCGGATCGCCGCCAGAGACTTCGAACGACTTCATGTACGGGATCGGCACCCAGGTCGAGATCTTGCGCACCGAGCCCGTGCCGGCTCCGGCCGGGAAAATCTTCGTCGAGGTGGTGTCGAAGCCTTCGAGCGTCACGCTCGTGCTCGCAGCTGCCTTCACGCGGAAGACGCGGCCGTTGGCCCGCGGCCACGTGCTGGTCAATTCCACGAAGTCACCGACCGCGTAGGTGTTGGCAGCAGTGGTCAACACGCACTCGCTGGCGTTGCTCGCCGCGGTGACGTTGATCGAGGCCGCGTATGCGGAAGCGACTGCGAAGGCAGCACCGTTAGGAACGGAAATAGCCATTGAATGGGCCTTTCAAATGAAAAAAAGCCCGTGACCGGGCTGTTGCGCCCGTCTCCGGGCAATAAAAAAACCGCCCGAAGGCGGCTCTATGCGATGGGTCTACTTCAGGACCAGAGAGAGAAGTCCTGCATGGTCCCGCGGTACTGCGTGGTTTCGTCGTAGGTGGCGATACGCCCTGTCAGTACTTCGGTTTGCAATGCAGCGGCGGCACGGAGCGCATCCTCGGCCTGCGCGCCGAGCGCGGATGCCTCGACCCGCGTTGCAGCCCACACGTTGACCTGCATACGGGTGTTGGTCTTGCCAGGTCTGTCGCCACTTAGGAAGTTCATAGGCTCGCCGCCGACCGCCTGATACGTGCCGTACGGGACCTCAGTGCCGCTCGGAGCCACATCAGGAAAGAAGCGCCCACTGAACAGATCTTTTAGGACCGCATAGACTTGCTCTTCGGCCGTCATGTGCTCGAATTCCTTTCAAGTTGCTCGCGCAGCGTTTTACTCATCGCGTCCACGGCCTCCTGACGCTTCGAGTCGTATGCTGGGCGCATGAATGGATAAGCTGGCGCGGACGCCGTGCCGTATTCCAGCTCGGCCGCGCGTCGGTGCGCCTTCCAGGTGGTGTTTTTCTTTTTCTTCTTCGGGACGAAACGGTGACCGAACTCCACAAAGCGCCAGTAGTACCCGTCATCGCCGCCGTAGCGGCCTTTGCGAACCGTAACCTTGTAGACCTGGCGTGTCGCGCCGTTCGACTCCTCCTCGATCCGCTTCACAATGATCGAGCGCCAGATCGTGCCTGTCTGGATATGCGACTGGGCGTTGCGCTTCGCCTCATCCCGAAAGATCTCGGCGCCGGCGAAGGTGGCCGCTCGAAGCGCGCCTTCGTCGGGAGTGGCTTGCTCGATGGTCTGCATCACTGCGCCCATCAAGCTGGAGACGTCGAACCGGATCATTTCGTGCACTCGCAGATCAGAAACATGAAGACCGGATCCTTGTCCGGGAGCGGCGGCCCCATGACCTCGTACTCCTCGCCGTCGTACCGCACGCGCCAGGACGCATCGATGTCCTTGCGGGCACGGATGCGAATCGACGCGCGCTTGACCGAGACATCGGCATTCGCGCGCAGCACCTCGGCGCCGCTCTGGAAAAGCACATGGGCCCAGACCGTCGCGACGTCGACCCAGCCCGTGACAGGCTGCCCGACCGAGTCGACACCAGCATCTCGCCGCATCAGTGTGATTCGATGATTCATGGTCACGAGTACACCCAATATGGATCGAGGAGACGGTCGAAGTTGGCCTCCTTGGCGGTCGCCACCGGCGAGAACTGCTGCTGAATGCGCGCGAGGACGTACTGCTTGACCGGCTTTGGAACACTCGCCTCACTCGGTCCATATCCGCAGGTGTATTGCACTTCCACGGCATTTGCGCGATCGAACGTGGCTGGCCAGGTCCGCCCAGGCGACGGCGTAAGTACAGCGGGCTCCGCGTCGAGGTCGACGAAGTAGTCGCGCGGGTCGAGCGTCCTCTGAATGCCTGCCTCGTCGTAGTACGACACATGCGCGATACTCGTCAACGGAGGCTTCGGCAAGACCATCTCGCCGGCAAACGCTCGGAAGCCAGAGCGCCACGTTTGCATCACGAAGGCCCGCCCAGTGGCATGCTCCGCGGCCTCCGTGTAAGCCTCTGCCGCCGTTAAAATCTCTTCGTCCAGATCATCTCCGTCCGCGCGAGCAGCCTTGCGAGCCGCATCGAGTGATACGGCCGATTCCACCAAACCGATGCGCTTGAGAGAGTCGGGGTAGACAGCTGGGCCACGGCGACATACGGAGCCCATCGGAGCGCGAACATACTCGACCGGAGGTTCGACGGAAAACACACACGCCAGATCACTCGATACCGACGCGCAGACCGAATAAGCGACTGACAGCGACGCCGATACGGATGACATCACCTGCGCCTGCACTGCGAACGACACCGCAAGGTCTGCCAAAACCTGTGAGCGAACCACGTAGGCCGCACCCAGATCGGCGTCGACATGACCGGTAATCGAATACGAGACTGCGAGATCCGCCGCAACCTGAGCCCTTACGGCGTATTGGGCAGCCAGGTCGGCAGATACCGCAGCTCGCACCTTGTACGACGCCGCAAGGTCAGATGAAATCGCTCCACCGACCGCGTAGGCAACCGAAAGGTCAGCTGAAACGCTAGAGGACGAGCTCGTGCTGCCTGCCCCTACCGGGCTCGTGCCGACTGCGTTAAATCCAGGCATGACGCCTCCTTTATGCGAAGCCCGTGCCCTGCGGCGCGGTGAAGGTGGCGCCGGTTTGGCCCATCATCTGGACGTACAGCGTGCCGGTTGCGACGCCGGTAACCTGCCAGATCTGCGTGTACGACGTGCCGTTGTTGCTCGACACGTAGACCTGAACTGTCGTGCCGGTACGATCGAACTTGATCAGGTCGCCGTCGACCGGCGCACGGTTGCCGCCGATCTGGGTGCCCGTGCCGACGAAGATGCCGTAGTTCGCGCCCACCTGAATGTTGAACACGTTCGTGTTGTACGCGCCGGTGGTTTGCGAAGTGCGCATGCCGACCATGTTTTTCGTCGTGCTGCTGTAACCCAGCTTCACAATAAACGTACCGTCGCCGGCCAGGGCGAGATTCGACGTGCCGCCCTCCACCGTGGTGTTGATGGCGGCGTAGTTGACGGCCGCGTAGGCGTATGGCGCCGTCGTCGACGTCTCGTTCATGTTGACGAGATTGCCGAACCGGATATCGGCCAGACCTGCCGCCGCGACGTTGTTCGTGACCGCAGACGGGCCGAACGTTGCCGTGACGTTGCTGGATGCGTCCTTGATGCGCGGGTCGGCGCCCGGTGCCGTGTAGGTCACCTGAATCGTGGTGCCGGTCGAGAACGGGGTCGCGCACGTGACGGAGACAACCGCGCCGCTGACCGAAACGCTCGACACGGTTTTCGCGCTGCCGTTTTCCGTGATCGCGAACGCGGACGTCGGCGGCACGCTCGCGGCAAGCGACTCGGACATCGTGATTTGCACGACGGTCGGCGATGCGTTGGCTACCTGCGCGCTGCTGAACGTCGGCGCCTGCGTGTCGGTGGCGGATACGTTGTTCGTCACAGCGAGGCCCGAGAACGTCACCATGAGATTGCCCGCCAGGTCGCGCACGCCGTTGCTGCCCGGCTGCGTGTAGCTGACCGTGCGCGCGGCCTCGCCGTTGACGAACGCTTCGCCCAGGGACAGCGTGACAGTCGTGCTCGTGACGCCCACGCTCGTAACCGTGTGGCCGCTGACGGTGAACGCGGAGGCGGCCGGCACGAAATTCGTATCGAGCGATTCCGACGCCGTCAGCGTCAAGGTTGCGGGCGACGCGTTGGCGACCGTGGCGCCGCTCAAGGTAGGCGGCGTGCTGTCGATTGCCGGCGCGTTGTTCGTGATATTGCCCGGTCCATACGTCGCCATGAGGTTGCCCGACAGGTCGCGCAGCCCGTTGCTTCCCGGCTGCGTGTATGTGACGGTGCGCGTCGCCTCGCCGTTGACGAATGGCGTCGTGAACGTCAGGTAGACGGTATTGCCCGCGACGCTCACGCTCGACACGGTGTGCCCCGTGACGGCGAACGCGGATGCGGCCGGCACGAAATTCGGATCGACTGGTTCCGAAAGAACCATCGTGAGGCGCGAGGTATTCGTCGCTGGCACGGTCAGGCTACGCACAGTCGGCGCGGTGGTGTCTGCACCTGAGGACTCACGCGCGACGGCGACAGCTGCCGCAGCGTTGCAGCCGAGAATCCGAGCGGCGGTTGCGTTGTAGTGCACGTTACCCGTCGTGAGCTGGTAGCCCGTGAGGCCCTGCACGTAGGCACAACGTGGGATTTCCGCCGCGAGTTGTCGGTGTGCGTTGTCGATGACCGGATAGCCTGGCGTCGCGCCGCCCGCGTTCGCCACGTACTCGCCGATCATGCCGATCATGATGAACATGGAGTTTGCCGCGCCCGTGATGCGCTG